CGTCCAAGGCCAACGGCGTCCAGTTTCCTAGCGTAGCCTATCTGTTCAGCCTGATTGCGAGCACCTGTCATAGCACCAGCACGAGCAGAAGCAAGGCTGAGCGCGTTTTGGTTCTGCATTGTTATGGCGTTACCGGAGCCGGGGCCTACACCCCGCCGTGCCAGATTGCGCGATGTCATGCCTTCGGCAGTACCAAATGCACGGGCGGTGTCAGCAGCAGCCTGTGCGGCTATCCGTTCTCGGTTTGCTTCGGTATCGTATTCTTGCGCCTGCGCAACAAGCCCTCGCTCTACCGGCCTAAACGTCTCTTGCTGGTAGTTGTAGTAGTCTTGCGCCTGCTTCATCTGTTGGTCTTGCGAAGCAAACTGCTGGTTTGCAACGCGCTCGGCTAGAGGTTTCATATCAGCGTACTGCCGTTCAGCAAACGCCAGTTGCTTGTCCCCAAGCTCTTTCATTGGCACGTAATCCGGTGCTGGTTGCGATTTACCGCCCATAATTTACTCCTTGCGCAGCCATCGACAGCTATCAGGCCGCATTACCAAAATGTGCATGTCAGCACCGGGGGCACCGTCTTTCATGACAAACTCTTCTTCAAACCCTAGGTGCTTATCGAATTCCAGTATTTTAGGCTCATTTGAAGGAACCATGCCAGTCAATCTTTTGAGCTTGCAGTACCGAAAGGCATAGTCACACACCGCCCTAAACAATGGAATGATCTGCTTGGTCTGCTTGGCAATGGCTATATGGCATGTAGCGTTTGATCCGTTGTAGTTGTTGATGACCACACCAGCCAGAATACTATCACCACTCACAACGCCAATAGCATAGAAACTGCCCCAGTCTGCGTTGTGGTTAACTTGCTCAGCAACCCATGCGCCAATACGTTCTTTCTGGTCATAAACAAGTTCTGCCATGGCCTAGTTTATTGCAGTCTGGCTACGACGGCGTTTAACCGTACGATAACGTCGGCCAAAGAAGCTGTATCAGGCAGGGGGCTAAGCCGATCAACATTTCGTGCTTGGGCTGTAATCTCGTCGATGTTCTGCTTCATGGACGACAGCGCCCGATCCAAGTCAGCCTTCCCTGTCAGTACTGCGGGGATAGCGGCTTTGGTCATGCGGATGTCCTAGACAACTCTTCGATAGACTCGGCCACAGTTACGTTGTACACGTTAACCGAAGCGTTTAGCCCGATAGCGTAAAGGTCGGTGTTGATATTAGCGGGAAGCCTAAAGAATTTAGAGGAAGTTACGTTCTTGGTAAATACGGGAAGCTCGTTAGCGTACAAAGTGAACTGCACCTTTCGCAAGGTATCCAACTCAACTGGCACAATGAAGCTGCCGTTAATCTCCAGCGCCAGCAGTTCAGCCCCGTTTAAGTGTCCAGCAACTGCATCAGCACCTAGAGCAATAAGCGCCTCGTTGGCTGTAATCTGGCTGGTGTCCACTGGAACGATGGCGCTATAGTCGGCGTGAACCTGTGCGGCCACAAACTTTACCGGCGCAGGGAACTGCAAGGCGACGCTTTGCCAGTCACTCTCGTAGTAGTGTCCATCATCAACATCCCACTCGTACAGCTTCTGGCCTTTGGCGATGTACAGCTTACCGTCAAGTTCATTGCGGTACAAGGCGTCCGCACTCTCGTCTACCTCGGTCACACTGTCAGGGGACTCTATGTCCAGTACCAACATGCGGCTTTCCAACTGGCCTTGGTAGTAGGCGTAGTACTGGCCGTCATGGAACACGGCATCAAACGTAGAGGGGTTTAGCAGTGTCCACTCTTCCTCACGGTACAGTTTGCGTGTAATGCACTGAATCTGCTGGGTAGACACAAGCCACAGGCCGTCAAAGCTGGGGTAAAGCGCACCTCCGCCAAGGTCTACGACACCGCGCTTAGACACGCAAGGCGCGTAAGTCTCAAGCGTACTACCGGACATACCCTCGGGGTCTGAGCCTGTGTACAGAATAGGATAGGTCTCTGTCAGCACGATCACGGAGTTACTTGCGGCAATGGCAGCTACGCCCACACCAGCAAACGAATAGCGGTTGCGCACCGGCCATGAGTACGGCATGTAGGGGTCGCTAAAGCACAACTCGTTGCCAGCAACGCCAGCCAAGCAGCCGTTAGGCAGGCTGATAAGACTGGTCAAGTTCTTGGGTGGTGGAGAAGAATCAGCCGTGGGCAACTCTTCGCCCAGATCAGCAGCAAGCACAGTGTCGTTAAATGTCGTAGTCGCCACAGCAACTTCACCCACATACAAAAACAACCCGCTAGTGCCAACTGTGCGGTAGATGCGTTTGACCATGCCAGTCGTGTTGAACGGCGCGTTGCGTGCCCACGTACCGCCAGAAGTGTATGTCTGCGCCGTATCCAGCGACACAGTGACGCGGTTGTTTGCAACATCAACAGACTGCACGCGAAATGAGCCGTTAAGACTGGTCATCCCAACAACGCCAGCAAAAGTCAGCGTGTCGTACTGAGCAATGCCAAATACGCTGTTGAGCGTTACTCGCACTGTGTTGGAGCTTATAGTCGAAGCTGCGGTAATGGTTCCAGAATTAAGAGGCGCAGTCTGTAAGCCAGTGATATTCCATGTAGCGGTAATGTGCGTCGTGTACACGGTAGACGGGGGAGACGGGGGTGACTCTTCACCAAACGTAGTGACGTATGTATACACATAAGACCGAGACTCGCTAGCCCCGCCACCACCTGTATGTGCGACCGTAGGAGCTATCGTAGGGGCAGCAGTCCCCAGCGAATACCATGCAGTTGGATATGGGGTCGATGAAATAGAAAGCGCGTATGTAGACATGCGCGGCTCAAACGACTCACTGGAAAAGTAGAACCTGCCGTCTGGGTCGTTGGCATTGGGTGATGGGACGATGTTTACATCCTGCGCCCAAGTAAGCCAGTTGTCAGCGTATGCGCCGTTTACAAAAGCTCTGTACCTGTAGACTGTTTCGATGTTCAGGCTGGTAGAAAACACCTGCTCAATACCAGCAAGGGGATCAAGGCTACCAGACGTAATCTTGCAGTTCAACGCACGGGTTGCGTGGTTGGGCGAAAGCAGGCGCTCGCTGATACGAGGAATCTGCCCACGGAACGCTTTGATGTTTACGGCTGTCATGATGTGCCCCAGTTTACTTTACGCTAAATAACGCGTTACCGTACCGGCTTTATCGGCCAGACAATAGCAAACGGAAACTCGGGTTGCAGAGGGACATCTCGCAGCGCTTGCCGATACGCAGACCACTTAGTTTTGATGGCTTGTGGCACATCCCCGGCTTGTGTCCAATCTGTTTGCGCTAACTTGAGGTCCCGCTCTTGCCTGATTGCGCTGGCAAGTTCTTCTTCAGTTGGGGCGGGTGGCGGCACAAACTCCGCAATCTCTCCGTAGACCCCTGCCAAAATGTTCTGGTAAATCTGCTGCCCGTGTGCTTCAGGGTCGTCTTTAGTCGCTGTAAACGGTAGCTCAGCATCCCACCCATCCCAACGGATTAGGACGTTTACACCGGTATGCTCTGCGTCACACCACTGCGGCTGCTTTGCATATTCAAGCTGCATATCAAGACACGCGAAGCCAGAGCGACGGACAGTTGTTGTTGTTGACGTTTACGCCGTTGTATTCGTAGGAACCCTCGATGTACCCCATCAACATCCATGTACCAGAAGGAGCGCCGCCCTCGGGGGTGCTTACGTAGTTGCCGCTACCAAACCTGCCGCCAGCGCACTGAGCAGACCTGTACCGCAGATTAGAACCCGCGATTGACGTGCCCGTAGCAACCACCGAGTTGGTTGTGTAGCTCATAAAGGCGTAGGTCCCGACAGCACCCACAGCAGCCCCGGCAGTGGCGTTAAGAACAGTTGCAGTGGTAACCCCAGTGCCAGTAGACGCCGCAGTGATCCGGCCTTTGGAGTCAACTGTGATGTTTGCCGTTGTGTAGGAACCCGCTGACACCGCCGTGTTTGCCAGTGTCGCAGCTGCTGTGACATTAGTCGTTCCATCAAAAGAAGGGCTTGTATAAGTCACATCACCAGTAAGCGCGATTGTTCGCCCCGTTGCTAGCGCAGTAGCCGTTCCGGCGTTACCAGTCACGTTACCAGTCACGTTACCAGTGAGATTACCCGTTATGGCAGAAGTGAACGTATTGGTTCCAGTGAACGTGTTGTTCTGACCGGGTAAATCCAAGGCTGTTTGTATGTCGGCAGCTGTGATGCGAAGCCCAACCACTGTACCGGCAACGAACGCCAGAGCAGTTGTGCCGTCGTAGCCACGAATGACGTTTGAGCAAACACCGGAGCCTGCTGTACGCGTGCGAACGGCAACAATCTCTACAGCACCCGAAGAGTCTTGAAGTGTTGCTTTAAACCAACTGTTGGCAGATGGCAAAGACGACGAACCTACGTTTGCCACAGGGAATAAATCGGCTTTGGCCGACTCAATCACAAACGAGGTAACAGAACTGTTGATACTAGAGACCAACAACGCCCGAGCGTTGTTCTTAAACTGTTGTGCCATATTGTGCTCCTGCGATAGTGCTCATTGTACCTGTAGGCCGCTTACGCGCCAAGTACCTCAAGAGCGTGTGCGATGTGTTTCTTGCGGTCATCTAGGCCGATTATTCCACCGTTAATCTTTTTGGTCATGCCCTCGATGTCGTTAGCATCTGCAAAGGCGTTGAGCCCGCTCTTATCCCAGAACCACGCTGCGGTCAAGGCGGCGTATTCTTTGGTCAGCACAAGGTCGGGGTCAGCAACAAAGTCCACGCCCAAGGCATCCGAGGCCAAGCGGTAGTTGTCTTTGCCGGTCAACTGGATCAGGCCACGGCCTCGATACTTCCAGCCATCCCCCTCCTCGGTGTTACCCATCCGGCCAGAGTAGACCTTGTTGGCAATTTTCTCGGGCTGGCGATGAAACGGCTGCGCCGCCTCTTCTGACGGGAATCGGCTGGGCCATGTGCCGCGCAGCCCTTTGGCGCTGTAATTCAGGTTCTCTTGCAGAGTCTTGAAGTTGGCCGACTCATGGGCACATTGCCCAATGAACGCGGCTTGGCGCTCGGGGGTGTTGATCTCAAAGCGGAAAAAAGAGGACTCCAACGGCTCAAGCCATGATGGGTCGATGTGCATTTCAGCAAGTTGGTCTTCGGTCATTTCTTGTTCATTTTCATGTCAGCCAACTTCTCGACCGTGCGTCCGCCAAAGTAAGCAAGAAAGATGATTTGCCCCCACTGGCCCAGCAGATTTACATAGGACTCTTGTGCGTTGTAGCCAAACGCTGACATCATTGTGAACAGGAAGAACGCTACAAATATTGCGATTAAAGCCATCGGCCTGATGTTTTTAGATAGCCACGAATCACTACCCATGTCAGAGCGCCAGCGATCTGTGATGTTTTCCTGTTCTGCCTTGTACATTTCCGTGTCATTAGCCATCTTGGCAAGCTCACCGTCCTGCGCCATCTGTGCAAGTTCTAATTGAGCCTTGGCCTTAGCCTGCGGGTCAGGAATAAGTTTGTCGATCAGCTTGCCGCCGACTTCTAAAAGTGCTGTGAGGGGGAACATAATTTACCTTTCTAACAGTTACCGTTGCTGCTCAAGGATGCCAATGGTGAAATATAAGATCACCCCGACCAAGCTGAAGAAGATAACCGCCAGCAAGGCCAACTCAATCACATCGTCCATCTCTTGCTTGCGTCTGGCCGCAGCTTCTTTTTCTCTGCGAGCGTCATGGGCAGACTCCACATCCATCGCCGCTGCTCTGGACTTGATCTTGTTCCAGACATCAATCTTGCCTGACTGCATGAACAGCAGTTGCAACTCGTCCTCAAAGCGCTTGGCTTGGTCAAGTGCCATCTCAATCTGAATGGCCGTACCCATTGATGATTTTGATTTCTTGGCAGCGACAACAGCTTTGCTTGCTGTGGACTTTGCGTCAAAGTACTTGCCAAGGACAGGGCCGAGAGACGATACATCATCAACAGTCTTGCTGACCTTCTTGATCAGCGCGACTGCTGCCTGAATGCCTGCAAGGGCTGTAATCGGATCGATCACGATTTCTTCTCCCGCCACTTCAAACACCAGACCAGTAGCCTATCAGATGACCATGACCACCTGACGCACTCATAAACTGGGGCGGGTGCTTGCGCCACTGGCGGTGGTGGCGGCAGGGCGTCCATAATTACATGAGGATTTTTTTCAACATCTCAGCGGCAAACCCTGGCCCCAGCAGCGTGACCGCAATCAGCGCGTAAAGGATGTACTCAATGCGGCTCATGCGCTTGCTTCCTGACTCAAAGCTCTTTTGGATTGCCTCGTACCTGATCGCGCAAATCTCTTCGTGCGTGTTCAGCTTGGCATCGGTGGCGTCTATTTGGCTCATGTCGCATCAGCCGGTAATGGCGTGTTGCCCTCTGCCA